GGGGGTTATTTTAACCCATCGTCACCCTCGTGCTGCCTGAGCAGATGAAACTCATGATCCTATCCCCCTCTTTTGCCTCTGATCTAAAGGAAAAAAACGGATCCAACTTCCTAACCATCAAGCTGCGGCAGGAGATGGCGGCCGTCGAGCGCCAGCAGTTGAGTGCCTCCTCCATCGAGTTCCGCCGTATGAGCAGCGCCCGCGAGACGCTGGGCATCCGCTCGGAGCGTAACATTCAGCGCGAGATCGCCCGGACTATTGCCTCTTACAACCGCCTGGAACGCAGCGGCACAATGTCCGCAAGCGATCAAACCCGCGCCTTTGAGAAGATGCAGTCCACGGTGGCCAAGCTGCGCCAGGAGATGGCCGGGGCAGAACGCCAGCAGCGCAGCTGGGGCAAAGCGGCATTGTCCATCGGTAGCGGCATTGCGGCAGGTGCCATGACACTGCGCAAGCCGATCAACGACCAGGCCAGCTACAGTATGCACCTGGCCGAACTGTCCAACCTCGCCTTCAATAAAGAGGACGTGGCCGGACGTATCACGGGCAAAAAGCAGCTGGATGCCAGTATCCGCAAGGCGTTGCGGTCGGGAGGCGGCACACCGGAGCAGGCGTTTGCTGCCCTGCAGTCGATGATCCGTTCCGGCTCCATGACCGTGACCGAGGCGCAGCAGTCGTTGCCTGGCGTTATGATGAATGCCTCCGCCACCGGCTCTGACCCAGAAGCCGTGGCCAACCTGCAGGCCAGCGCTTATAACTTTGGCCTGTCAAAAAAAGATGCACTCTCCGCGCTGAGTGTGACCACCACGGCAGCACAACATGGCCGCGTCGGTGTCCCCCTGTTGGCCAGGGAAATGCCGAAGGCGCTGGAGTCGGCGAAATCAGCCGGTTTTAAAGGCCGTGCGGGGTTCTCCCAGGTGGCCGCGCTGTTTGAAGCTGCCGCCATCGGCGCGGGTACGCCGGAAGAAGCGGCGACCAACGTCACCAACCTGCTGGCGGAGTTGACCTCCAGCAACCTGTCCAACAACGCCAAGCACATCACGATCAAGGGGAAAGGCGTCGATTTTAAGGCGTTGTCCGTCAAGGATGCATCCAAAGGGCTGACGCCTCTCGATACCGTCAATAATCTAGTCGATACCGCCCTCAAATATGACAAGAACTACCAGGGACTGGGTAAGAAGCTGGCCAACACCCAAGACGAAGGCGAACGCTCCTCGCTGGAGGCCCAGCGTGACCTGATTGAGGGGCAGTACATTTCGCAGCTGTTCCCGAACCAATATTCCAAAAACGCCTTCCAACTCTATCGCCGGCAAATTCCCTATTTCAACAAGCTGCAGCATGAGCAGATGGAACAGTTTGATCTGCCGGCAGAGAAGCGGTCTGCCGAGTTGGACTTTGACCTGATTAAGCAGGAGCCGGAGTTCCAAATGCACCAGGCGCAGAACGAGAAGCTGTTTGCCACTAACGACGCCATAGCCCCGGTCGCCAAAACATTGGGCGATCTTGCCGACTACAGTTCCAAGCTGGCGCAAGAGTTCCCAGGGCTGACCACGGCGGCAGCCGGTGCAGCCGTCGCCATCACGGCATTGGGGGCTGCTGCTGCAGTGAAATCCGGCGCTGACCTGCTGATGGGGCGTGGCGGTGGTGTCACGACAGGTAAAGCTGGCGGAGGCGTGCTGGGCAAGCTCAAGGGGCTTTTCGGCAAAGGCGGCGCAGGTGTCGCGGAAGGCGCTGCCACTGCCGGTAAAGCCGCGGGCATGTTGAAGTGGGTGCCGTTCCTGGGCGAGGCCGCGATGGCTTACCAGGGTTCCCAGGATTTTCCGTTGATTGATATCCAGCGCGGCAAAGACCAGGCGGCAGAGGCCCGCGCCAAGGGCGGCGAATCTAACCCGGCGATGATGGCATTGATGCCCAAACCTGCCGGGGCGCTGGATGCCCTGGACGAGATCCGCAAGTGGTTCTCCGGCAGTGGCCAGGATAAGCCTGCCGATAAAGCCGCTGCAGCGGCACCTGCGCCAGCCGCGCCGACCGTGAATCTGACGGTCACGCTGGATGGCCGCGAGATTGCTACCGCTGTAGAGCAACGTTTTGACCGTGACGGGAGAAGAAAATAATGGTTGATATCGTGCATGACCTGGCGGGTGCGCTGGGTATCGATACACTGCTTCCGGCCTCGTTCCGGGGCGTTGAGTTCGATTGTCTCTATACCCGTGACACGCTGTCCAGGGACACGGTGGCCTATGAATACCCTTACCGCGACGGCGCAGAGGTAGAAGATCAGGGCATGAAGGCGATGAATTTTCGCCTGTCTGCGCTGTTCTGGGGCAACAGCTATCAAACCGAGCTGAAAGCCTTCCTGAAGACGCTGAAAGAGGCCGGTTCTGGCGAGCTGATCCACCCGGTCTACGGCTCCATCCCCAAGGTGCAGTTTTTGGAGGCCGGTGTCGAGCATGAGGTCGAGCCGCTCAATGCCGTCACTGTTGAGTTGGTCTTTATCGAAGCGACCACCGAGCAGGCGCTATTTGCCACAGTCTACCCGGAGACCAGCACCGACAGCCTGCTGGACACCGTGAAGAAAGGCTTCAGCGATACCATGAGTATCATCAAACAGGCACAAGATGGTATCGCACGTGTTAGTAACATTATCGCATCGGCGGAGTACGTGGTTCAGTCGTTGGCCAACGAGGTGCAGAGCACCATTGGCAGCGTGATGAACTACCTGGACTATCCAGCCGCGTTTGTTTCCGACATCAAGACCCTGCTATCCGCCTTCACTGACCGCCTGGATTTTAGCGAGGTGACTCGCCTCTCAGACTGGCAGGCAGTGCGCTCGTTAGGCAACGCAGCGGTCTCCCTGCCAGAACAACGTATTACATCACCAGAATCCATGAATTCTGATGGTGTGTTTGCTTCAACTCTGCGTCGGGCCAGTATCATGCCGCAAACCGATCGTGATTTGGTTGTGCAGGTTGTCCGGCTCACTACCATCAGCGAATGGGTCGAAGCCGCAGCAGAAATATTCCTTTCCGAGAGTGAGACGCCGACATTGTCAGCAACGGATATAGAACGCATCACCAATGATGTCCGGTCATTGATTGTTGAGGCTATTGGTGCGCAGCGAACCATGCTGGCCAACCGTCAGCAGGTCGCCCAAAGCGTCGACGGTATCACCCCTGATATGCGTAACGATGCCGCACAGATTAAAGCACTCCAGGCGCTGGCATACAGCCTGCAAACATTAGCCCGCAGCGTGATCGTGTTATTGCCACCGTTGATCCAACGGGAAGTCACACGCCGCTGTAACCTGCATTTAATCGCATATGAATGGTACGGGGATTATCACCGTGCTGCTGAGTTGAATCGCCTAAATCCGACGTTACGCAAACCGAATAACCTGCAGCCTGGAGATATTCTTAATGCCTTCGCGCAATGACGGTGCTGAGCGCATTACATTGCGCATCGGCGGTGTTTCCCATGATGACTGGCTGGACTTCGAAGTTGACTCCGACCTGCAAACGCCCGCCGATGGCTGGTCGTTCTCCGTCGGCAACGTTGAAGCGGTGTTACCGGCAGAAGTCCAGGCGGGTGCCAGGGCAGAACTGCGCACCGGTGACGATGTGATCATGACGGGCCAGGTCGATGAAATCACCGATGACATCAGCAGAAATCAGCACAGCCTGGGGCTGTTTGGCCGTGACGCTTCGGCAGTCCTGGTGGATTGTTCTGCGCCTATCTTCACCGCCCGCGACATGACGCTGCAGGAAGTGATCACCCAAATCGTCAAGCCCCTGGGCGTTACGGCAGTTCGTATCCAGGCCGAAAAACCGCTGCCGTCGAAGAAAGCGAGCATCGACCCAGGCGACACCGCCTGGGATGCGCTGAAGAAAGCGGCGGAGGCCAGCGGCCTGTGGCCCTGGGTCATTGCGGACGGCACATTGGTTATCGGCGGGCCGGATTACAGCACACCGGCGGTCGATACGCTGGTGCTGCGCAAAGATGGCCAGGGCAATAATCTGCTGCGGCTGTCCGTGACCCGTAACGTCAGCGCCCGTTACTCCGAGGTGACGGTGCTGGCCCAGGGGCATGGCAGTGCGAAAGCTGATGGCAAGCATGACCGGCGCTGCACCGTGCGCGACACCTCCGTGCCGTTCTACCGTCCCCTGATTGAGGTCGTGGGCGATACCGACAGCGACGAAGAGGTGCAGTTTCGTGCCCGCAAGCTGATGGCCGATGCCCGCCTGCAGGGCTTTTTGATGACCGCCGTCGTCAAGGGGCTGCGCACGGCCTCCGGGCAGCTTTGGGAGCCAGGGCAACGTGTCCAGGTCAAAAGCGAGAAGCACGGTATTGACGACATTTATTTTGTGATGCATCGACGCTTCAGCGGCGGACGTGGCCAGCAGCTGCTGACTACGTTGACCCTTCGCGAAGACGGCATCTGGTTGCCGGATGCCTTCCCTAAATCCAAGCGCAAGCGCAAAGGGAAAGGCAAGAAAGGCAAAAAAGACCTCTGGAGCAGCTGGGAGCAAATCGACAATGGCTAATCTGACGGAATTGATGGATAAACGCATTCGCCGCGCCCTGGGCGGTCTTCGCCTGGCGTATCGCGGCGTTCTTAACCGGGTGAATACCGAGGGTGGCGTCCAGATGACGCAAGTCTCTGGTCTTGCCAGCGAGACCAACCCGGAGGTGGAGTTCTTCCAGCATTACGGGCTGACGTCCGTACCGCCCGACGGTGCCATGGCCATTATGCTGCCCGTTGGCGGAGCGACCTCCCACAGCATCGTTATTGCCACCGAGCACAGCAGCTACCGCCTGCAGGGGCTGGAGGGCGGTGAGGTGGCGCTGTATACCGACGAGGGGGCCAGCATTATCCTCAAGCGCAACAAGGTGATCGCCGTCGAGTGCGACGACTACCAGGTCAAATGCAAGCGCTACAGCATCGAGGCCGAAGAGAGCGCCGCCTTCGACACGCCGGAGCTGACGGCCACTCAGCAGGTCATTGCCGAGGGCAAAATCAGCGGCAACGGCGGGATGGCCATCAAGGGCGGAGACGGCGCGACCGCCAGCTTCGAGGGGAACGTGGAACATAAAGGCGGCACGATCAGCAGCCCCGACGTCGAGATCAACGGGGTCAAGCAAGGCACCCACAAACACAATACACCGTCCGGGCTTTCCGACGGCCCCATCAGCGGGTAAACTGGTTCCGGCGCGGCACTCCCGCGCCAACCTTACCCACTACGCCCCCGTCACTCCCAGCATCCGTCCGCTTTCCTTATTCTGCGCCCTATGGACGCACTCATTGACAGCCAGACCGGCGACTACACCGGCACACGCACCTATGACCTTCACAATGCGGTTTATCTGCGGTTGAAAACCCCGCTGGCCAGCTACTGGGCCGACCCGTTGTTAGGTTCCCGGCTGCATGAGCTGGAACGCGCCAAAGACTCCGCCACAATCCGCCGTCTGGCGCAGCAATATGCCGAACAGGCATTGCAACCCCTGCTGGATGACAAACGCGCTACCGCGCTGGCCGTTGGGGTAAGCCGTCAACAGGAAGGCTGGCTGTTACTGACCATAGTCGTCACGCAGGCCACGACCCTTATTCAGACGTTCAAACATCCGGTAAAAGTAATTTAAACGGGGTCTTTATTTAATGGCACTTATTATACCCATGCTGGACGATATCGCCGCCACGTTACTCAGGGATATCCGCAACCAGTTGCCGGATGCGGATGTCGGTAAAGACAGCGATTATGCTATCCGTGCCAACGCTATTGCCAGCGCCGTACAGGGGTTGTATCAGCATCAAGCCTGGATAGTGCGCCAGATGTTCCCGGATACGGCAGACCACGATTACCTGGTGATGCACGCCCGCACACGCAATCTGTCGCCCAAAGTCGCCACGGTTGCCGGTGGCCGAGTTCAGTTATCCGGCAATGCCGGTTTGTCGGTGAAAAGTGGGTTGCAGTTCCGCCCTACAGGCAGCAGCCTGCTATGCCAGACGACCGAAGAGGCCAAGATTGGCAACGATGGCACCGTCACTGTGGCTGCCAGCGCGATCCAAGCGGGAACCGTCGGTAACCTGGAAGACAATACGCCGGGTACGCTGTTAATTGCCCCTGAAGGCATAGACAGCAACGTGACCATTCTGCGAATGACCGGTGGTACTGAAGACGAAACGGATGCTGCATTACTGACCCGTTTGCTGGACGTGATCCGCCGTCCCCCAGCCGGGGGCAATAAGTACGATTATCGTAGCTGGGCGCTTGCCGTTCCTGGCGTTACCGAGGCTTATGTCTACCCTCTGCGGCGTGGACTCGGCACCGTTGACGTGGTCATTGTGGCCAATGATGGACTGCCGTCTGCAGAAACGATCAAGGCAACACAAGACCATATTGATGATGTCCGACCGGTCACGGCAAAAAATACGCTGGTGTTGGCTCCAGAGGAGATCAATACCGATATTACGATTAAAGTCAGCCTGAACGGACTTTCATTTGAGGATGCAGAAAAGCAGATTGGATCTGCCATGACGGATTATTTTCAACGCTTGGCACCGGGTGAAATTGCCGTGCGTACTCAAATGGGCGGGTTGGTTTCCGATATTATCGGCGTGATTGATTATGATATTACCCAGCCTACCGGCAACGTGGTGCCTGTTGTTGACAAGACCACCGTGCAATGGGTGAGAAAAGGTCGTGTCACCGTGAGCAAATTATCATGAATGGCCAGGAATATCAGGCATTACTCGGCCTGTTATTACCGCCCAAAAGTTATTCTCTGGACGGTAAACGAATAAGCGCAGAATTATTGGCCGAAGGGAACAGCTTGGCACAAGCTGAAAATAAGTCCAATGAGGTATTAGACGGTGTGACACCGTTGTTGGCCGTCAGCCTACTTTCTGACTGGGGGCGTGTATTAGACATTAGCCCTAGCAGTGGAATGACCGTGCAGCAGCGCCGCCAGCAAGTATTGGCCAGGATTAATGCCACAGGGGGACTGAGTCGTGCCTATTTTATCAACCTGGCTAAATCCCTGGGCTATGACATCACCATTGATGAGCCTCAACCCTTTCGCGCCGGTGTAAGTCGAGCCGGAGAGCGTCTTTACGTTGAGGATATTATCTGGGTCTGGATAGTCAATATTCTCAATGTTAATGCACAAATATACCGATTCCGGGCGGGCAGTTCGGTATCGGGTGAGCGCCTGATGACATTTGGTGGGGATGTATTGGAACCGATGTTTAACGACCTCAAGCCTGCACATACTTATGTTGTCTTCACCTATAAGGAATAATTGAAATGAAAGACGTTATAGACCCCATTAATACGGACGATAAATTATTCCATGATGGCGATCCGTCTACCGGGTCGGAGGGAACCATCGTGACCGCCGCCTGGCTCAATGACGTTCAGGGTGCGACCATTAGCACGCAAAAAGAAATAAAAAACGTGCTGGCTGATGCAAAACTAACGCCAGACCCAAACAAAGATGCCCAGCTCCTTGCCGCCCTCAATGTACTGATGGGGAGGCAGACCATTACGTCGATGATGTCAGCCCCTATTAACGGTAGTCTGGCTGCGAACGGTTATATCATCATTCCCACGACGAACGTTAACGGCGTGAAGAAAAACGTTATCATTCAGATGGGGACGTCAGTGATTAACGCATCTTCTGGAAAGGTCACCTATCCAATTGCGTTTCCTGTTCGCACAATTTCAGTGGTTGCAATCAAATTTGCTGCTGGTGGGCGCTACGTAACTATTGATGTGCCAACCAAAACGGATTTCACTGTTTATGGCTGGGTAAGTACCGGGGCAGGAAATGCAGATACTTTCGGATGGGTAGCAATTGGGGAATAACAATGTATCTATATAGCGCAATAACTAACAGTTTTTATCCTGAAGAGCTTTTACAAGATTACATTGAAAGCAATTCCGTACCATCTGACCTTCGTCAGGTTAACGAAGATGTTTTCATGATTTATAGCGGAGCAGCCCCCGTAGGTAAAGAGCGCGGTGCAGATAAAAATGGCTTACCATGTTGGGTTGAACAGCCCCCTTTAAGCGATGATGAACACAAAAAAAATGCGGAAGCACAAAGAAATCTGTATAGACTAGAAGCAGAGGAAGTTATTGCACCATTAGCAAGGGCTGATAAGTATGGGATGGCCACAACTGATGAGCTATCTATGTTAGTAAACTGGGAAAAGTACACAGTACAGCTAAACCGTATAGACTTGTCAAATGCACCTGATATTAATTGGCCTAAAAAACCGCTGTAATGATATAACGCCATGCCGAGCTTTTGGCATGGCGTGCAAAACACTAATTAACTACCATGCGTTTTTTTTCGACATTTCTCCCGTAATTCCTTAGTGGCATTTCTATCGTTCTGTAGTTAATCTCTGACATAAGCAAGGTAGTTAAAAAGAAAAACGTCAGGTAAATGGTGGTGTGTCCCAAGTCATAATTTGTCATATTGGAAAAGAAAATTACCTTTGTTAAGGACAGGCCAACAATGTGAGTTAAATAGATGGAGTATGACCTTGACCCAATGTAATCGCAAAATCTACGTATTGATTTGTTGCTTGAGAAATAGCTGTTGTTATAACTAGCCAGTAATACAAGGAGTCCTGACACCAATGCAGTGATACCTACAGAGAAACTAATGATAGGTCTGGGACTTGATAGCACAGCCAGCAAAAGTAGTGCGCCGAGGAAAACAACTGTACATATTGTACTATTTACGAGATATTTAGGCTCAATGTGGCGATGTTTTTTACTCTGTGTAAATATTGCAATGATGACACCAAGGGCAATTGCATCAGTTCTTAAAGGCCACATAAATGGTGTCAATTCATTCAATGTTCTCGGTAGAAAAAACTGAGATATAAAAACCAAAAAGAAAAATGCTGCGAGTCTTTTTCTCGGTAGGAAGAAAGCGAGTATCGGGAGTGCGAGATAGAGTTGATTTTCTAATGACAGGCTCCAGTAGATGCCCAACTCACCACAAGAGCCTGCTGGTCGGCAATCTATGAAGTAAAAATTTTGAGTCTGTGATATAGCATGTAGTGCGGACTTAGACATTACTTCAAACGGGATGACCTGACCTTTACCTCCCCAGAAATAAGAAATCAAAAGCATCACGAAAACCCAAAAAATTGCAGATGGCATCAGTCGCCAAAACCTTCTTTTCCAGAAAGGAATGGCGAAGCTCATAAAACTGGCAAGGTTTTTCTTCTCTGGGACAGTCGATATGATGGAGGTTGTAATGATAAAGCCCGATACACAAAAGAAAAGATCAACACCGCTCCCAAATCGGGCATAGTCTAATACTCTCCAATACACAGAGTCAGGACTCAACAGCGCGGCCACATGGGCAAAAATGACAAATGCAATCGCGACGGTTCTCAAGACCTCAATATCGTGATTCTTTGTTGGTAATGTAGACTGGGACATAGACAAAAGTATCCAAATTAGCCAAAAGTATGACGTTATGTGCTCATTGCCGCATTGTAACTCATGGCACTCTCTTCGTCTAAATGCTATCCCTCGACCATTAGGCACTACGGCACCGATACTCCCCGTAACCAGCTTGTTTTTAGATATTGGCTTTACCGATCGATATCCTAGAATTGATCGGCGCAGTCAATGTAAACTAATAAGGATTGTGTCTAATGAGAACACCAATAATTCCATGGGTTGGCGGGAAGCGACGACTTGCCAAAAGACTGTTGCCACTCTTTCCTGAGCACACATGCTATGTGGAGCCATTCTGTGGTGGAGCCGCGCTTTACTTTAGAAAGGATACCTCCAAGGTAGAAGTTATTAATGATATCAATGGTGAATTGATTAACCTCTACCGTGTCGTCAAAAATCATCTTGAGGAGTTTGTCCGTCAATTCAAATGGGCACTGAGTAGTAGGCAAATCTTTGAATGGCAAAAATCAACGCCAGCGGAAGTGTTAACAGACATACAACGAGCCGCCCGTTTCTACTATTTACAGCATATGGCTTTCGGGGCAAAGGTCGAAGGACAAACGTTCGGGACTGCCACAACAGCACCGGCCGGTATCAATATTCTCCGGTTGGAAGAAACGCTCTCAGCGGCTCACCTGCGCCTTGCCTGCACAACTATTGAACATCTAGGCTGGGTTGAGTGCATCAAAAAGTACGATCGGCCTCATACTCTGTTTTACCTAGATCCTCCCTATTGGGGGACGCAAGGCTATGGTGTTGATTTTGGACTTGAGCAATACGATGTTATGGCCAGCCTGGCTCGTTCAATACAAGGAAATATGATTATTTCAGTGAATGACATTCCTGAAATGCGGCAAGCTTTCAGTGGGCTGCATTTTGAAACGGTCAGCTTGAAATATTCGTTGGGAAACCAGTCATTGGCGGGGCATGAGTTAATTGTCAGAAATTTTGCCTAATGTGTCCTTGCAATGTAAGCGTCGTTGGAACCACACAGTGATCTGTGTGGTTGTTTAAGGTAGGGTGATGTTCCAGGGGAGTAGCGATTCCAGTTCACTCTCAGCCGCAAGGGTCGGCAGTTGGGTAAACACCTGC